AAAAAAGTCAGTGGATTGCATATTCCAGAAAACTTGCAGTATTTGCCTTCTTACATAAATCGGTATGTAAAGACCAATAAATGGGATAATTCTTGGCAGTCACACACTATGGATATGTCAATGGCAGAAAAAGTATTGGCTTATTTTGAAAAATACACGGGTAAAAAAGATCACTCGGTAGAGATAGCTGAGTGGAAAGAAATACTTAGAAAAGAAAGATTTGGAAAGCCAACTCTTACACTTGTTGAAACACCAAAACAAATTGTAGAGCCACCACCTTGGGAAAGTTTTAAGGATTTTTATAAAAAGTATGGAAACCTCAAAACCTATTATAAAGAAAGTGTAGAGCCACCACCTCGGGAAAGTTTTAAGGATTTTTATAAAAAGCATAAAGATTATAGGCCCAATGTTTAGGATATTTGGACCCCCCGGCACAGGAAAAACAACAACGCTGTTAAATATGGTAGACAAAGCCTTGTCGGAAGGCATTGCGCCCACCGAAATAGCGTTTCTTGCATTCACACGGAAAGCCGCGAACGAGGCTAAAGAGCGGGCATCTGAACGTTTCAGCTTAGACCCTGACGCTGACCTGTTTTTCTTTCGCACCCTGCATTCGCTTGCCTATCGAATGTTGGGATTGCAGGACAGTCAGCTCATGAAAACAGAGAACTATAAAGAGTTGGCGCAGTACACAGGCATACGTTTAACCACAATCAAGAACGACGCAGAGTTCGAAAACGGCAAAATAGCGGTGACTGACCACCCTGTATTGGGTCTAATTAATTTAGCGGCAATCAAAAAGGTAAGTTTGCGAGAAGAGTACGACCGAACCGACTTTTACCACGATTGGACGGAGGTTAGCTACATCGACACATCCTACCGAGAATACAAGGTCAGCAACGGTTTGTTAGACTATACCGATATGTTAGTCATGTACGCTCGGCAGTTGAAGAACTGCACCCCTAGTTTCAAGCTGTGTTTTTTAGATGAAGCGCAAGATCTAAGCCCTATCCAATGGGACATAGCCCACTCTCTGGACGACATATCCGACAAAATGTACGTGGCGGGCGATGACGACCAAGCAATTTATCGTTGGAGCGGTGCTGATGTACAACATTTTATCGAGTTGGACTCGGGTTCTCAGGTTTTGGAGCAATCTTACCGTATACCTCGACAGGTTCATGAGGTTGCAGAGCGCATTGCCGACAGAATTACAGATAGGTTTCCTAAAAAATACTTGCCAAAACAAGCCGAAGGCACCGTTCGACGTATTTATGACATGGACGAACTTGATATGGGCGAGGGGTCTTGGCTCGTACTGGCTCAAGCCAATTTCTTTTTAGAGGATTTTGACGCAAGCCTGAGAAGTATGGGTTTCCTGTTCGAGAAAGCGCATGGTCGCTCAATATCCGAGCGTCTTTCTGAAGCGGTCAATGGGTGGGAGCAATTGAGAAAAGGTCGAGAGGTCACGCTTCACGCCGCACAGACCATTTACGGCTACATGTCAGGCAACGGCAAGAAAATAGCGAGAGGTCACAAGACCATCAATGCCGATGAAGAAGAATTATTTAGTTTAGAGCGGTTGCAAGACGATTTTGGTCTTTTGGCAACCAAGGATGAAATATGGCACGAGGCAATGGATAAGTTGCCCGCGACAGATAGGGCTTACATGACTGCTCTATTGCGTCGGGGCGAGTCCTTCAATGGCAAGCCTCGTATCCGTTTGTCCACGATTCACGCTTCTAAAGGGGGTGAAGCCGATAATGTAGTTTTGTTGACTTCATTGACTCCGGCGGCTTCTCGCTCACAGAACACAGACATTCACCGAGTTTTTTACGTTGCCGTCACGCGAGCAAGGCAAAACTTATTTTTGATGGACGGACAGGATTATTTTGAGAACTATTTGATATGAGTAAACCATTACAAATGGCGATGTTTGCGCCGAAATCGGAGTGGGTTCCGCCTTTGGAGCTACCCGACTTGAGTCAAGCGACTGAAATTGCAATCGACCTTGAGACAAAAGACCCTTATTTAAAGGTTCAGGGGGCGGGTTGGCCTACTGGGCGGGGCGAAGTGGTCGGCTACGCTGTCGCAACGTCGTTTTGGAAGGGCTATCTGCCCACGAAACACGTCGGAGGGGGCAATTTGGACGACCGTTTGGTCAAAAAGTGGCTAAAAAAGGTGCTTTCTCTGCCTTGTGACAAAATTATGCATAACGCGCAGTACGATTATGGGTGGTTAAAACGCGAAGGGTTGGACGTAAGTGGTCGAATTATCGACACGATGATGACCGCAAGTCTTCTGGACGAGAACCGTTTCAGTTTCAGCTTGAATGCGGTGGCTTACGATTATCTCAACAAGGTCAAGTCCGAGAAGGGTCTGGTTGAAGCCGCGCAGTCTTTTGGTATCGACCCAAAAGCTGAGATGTACAAGCTACCTTCCCAGTTTGTTGGCCCCTACGCCGAAACCGATGCAGAGCTAACCTTAGACCTGTGGTCGGTATTCAAGCAAAAGCTAAACGAGGAAGACCTCTGGGACGTGTTCGACATGGAAACGGCTCTCTTGCCGTGCCTCGTGGACATGACGTGGAACGGTATTCGCGTGGATATGGACAGGGCGGAGCGCACCAAGCAAGAATTGATTAAGCGAGAGAAAGAAACGCACAAAAGAATTAAGTCTCTGGTCGGCAGTACCGTTGAGATCTGGGCGGCTCAGTCATTAGCCAAGGCATTCGACAGCGTGGGCATACCCTACCCGAAAACAGAAAAGGGAGCACCTTCGTTCACCAAATCTTTTCTGACAGAGAACCCACACGAATTGCCAAAACTTGTGGTGCAAGCCCGAGAGCTAAACAAAACGCACTCGACGTTTATTACAAACATTATGAAGCACGTCACCAAGGACAACCACATTCACAGTCACATCAATCAGGTTCGCTCAGACGATGGCGGTACGGTGTCTGGCAGAATTTCAATGAACAACCCCAACTTACAGCAAATTCCGGCTCGCGACCCCGAGTTGGGGCCAATGATACGAAGTTTGTTTTTACCCGAAGAGGGCGAGCAATGGAGTGCGATAGACTACTCGCAACAAGAACCACGGATCTTGGTTCATTACGCCAAAGTCTACGGCGACAGTAAGAACCTATCTCTCGGCGGTGTCGATGAGTTTGTCGAGGCATACAGCAACGACCCGACCACAGATTTTCATAGCATGGTGGCTGAAATGGCGGGAATACCGCGCAAGCAAGCCAAAGTAGTCAATCTGGCTATGATGTACGGAATGGGGGTGACCAAGCTGTCGGAGCAGTTGGACATTTCGCTAGATGAAGCAAAAGACCTGACTCGTCAGTACCACAGCCGCGTTCCTTTTGTGAAGCAATTGATGCAGGGTGTGCAAAATAGGTTGGATGACCCGCGCTCAAGTGGTGCCATCCGCAGTCTGAAGGGCAGAAAGTGTCGGTTTGACCTGTGGGAGCCGGATTCATTTAAGATGCACAAGGCCATGCCTCGCGATGAAGCCCTCGCGCTTCACGGAAACACTACTCGGTTAAAGCGGGCATACACTTACAAAAGTCTTAACCGTTTGATTCAAGCTTCTGCTGCCGATATGACCAAACAAGCCATTGTTTTGCTGTACCAACAGGGCGTGACCCCATTGCTTCAAGTGCATGACGAACTGGCTTTTTCTGTGTCTTCTGCCGAGCAAGCTCTGGGCTATGCCGAGGTAATGAAAAATGCAATAAAACTGAGCGTTCCAAGCCAATGTGACATTGATTTGGGAGAGAGTTGGGGTGGGGCGAAACCCCTTGAAAGCACCTGATAAAACCAGATATAATCCTATAAACCATTGGAGAAAACTATATGGACACTACCCGTTGGAAATCAATTTTGGTTCCAAAAGAAATCTACGAGCAGATTGTAACCATTAGCCACATTGAAGGGCGCACGATTAGCGGACAGCTTCGTGTGATCTTTGAGTCGTGGAAGAAAAACAATCTTTCAAACAGTGACCAAGCTTTTTTGGCTGAAGAGGTTGAAGCCTTTAAGAAAAACCAAGAAGAAACCGCGCATACGGCATGAGTCTTGAGAATTTAAAGGATCTGGCAAAAACTGTGTCAGACCAACTGGATCAAAAAGGTCGGGTAAATAAATCAGACGCACAGCGTTTGGAAGTTTATTTGCGCCTGTATTTGGAAAAGGAAGAGGCTCGAAGAGCCAAGTACGCCAAACGTGTTGTGTTGCGCTGTATCACATGCGATCAACCATTGACCGGAAAAAAACTGAAGTATTGCTCGAAAAAATGCCAAGCGGAAGAACGAAAACGATTTGAACTGGGCGCGGCTCGCGGCAAAGCGATGTGTAGCTGATGTTAAAAGCAGACGGTTTTGATGATGCGGTTATTGGGGTGGGTGTCCGTTGCGGATTTGACGATGTTATCGTCTACGATTACGATAAGTGTGTTGAAATTTTGATGAAAGATTATGACGGTGAAGAGGACGCTATGGAAATGGCTATCGATCACATGGAGTACAATGTTGTCGGTGCTCATGTGGGTTCACAGACCCCCTTGTTTCTTCATCGACAAACGTTAGAGGAGATTGAAGAGAGTTATGATTGACCGCTACATTTTGCCGTCCTCGCAAAAACGAAAGTATCGAAGAAAAGCGGCACCGAAACCAAAGGCAGATCCGTCGCAAAGAAAATTAACTCGACGACAAGAATTGTTCGTTCAGGAAATGGTGACCAAGGACGGTTTTATCACACAGGTGGACGCGGCGATTAACGCGGGCTATCCGCCTAAGTCTGCTCGGGTTCGAGCCTCGGAGTTAATGAATCCAAACAGGTATCCAAACGTAGCCCTCGCCATACAAAATTATCGAGATGAGTTGAATAAAAAGTACGCGGTCACTTACCACCGTCATTTGAAAGACTTACACCACCTTCGAGAAGAAAGTTTATCGAACGGGGCTTACTCGGCTTCAGTGCAAGCGGAGAAACTTCGAGGGCAAATAGCGGGCTTGTATGTTAGCAAATCTGAAGTGCGTTATGGATCGATTGACTCGATGTCGAAAGAAGAGGTCGAGAAAGCGTTACAGGAGATCAAAGATGAGTATGCCCCCATCACTTACTCCGGTTCGTCCGACGAAGAAGGAGAGCCAGTTTTGGAGCTCCCTGCGGAATCAACTGAAGAAACTGAAACCGAAGTGGATACCGACGAGGCTTGAGTCTATCGCCTCACTAGGCTTGCCTGACTTACTACTGTCCACGGATCACGGTTTTCATTTAATCGAACTCAAGCAATGTTCCGGCAATACCGTGCGACTTTCCCCCCACCAAGTATCGTTTTTGACCAAGCATCAACATGCAAATGTCTGGGTGTGGATACGGCTGTCAAAGGGTGAAGATACGCATATTTACTCGTTCTCAGGGGATCAAGCTATAGAGGTCGCGGAACACGGACTGCGAACAAAACCAGTAGTTCTTTTAAAAAACCCACGGGGAGAAGATTGGAACGTCTTATTTGAAAGTTTGACGTGAGTATGGGAATAGCCTTATACTGTCCGACACATTAATCAATTAAGGACAGGAAAATGACAGTAGAAGTTATCAAACACGATCTTTTCTTTAACCAACGTTTTCGAAAAGTGGGAATGATCAAAGCATCTTTTAACGATTTAGTAAGAGCGTTTGGCGACCCTAGCCACGCTGGAGAGTTCTTAGACTACGGCAGTCAGGCTGAATGGTTGATAGAACTTAGCAACGATGACTGTAGCAGTGAATATGTCATGGTCTACGACTACTACGTTGCAAGCAGTCCGGTCACAAACACCAATTGGACAGTATCGGGTCAATGCGATGCGTCTCTTGACTTGGTCAAGCAAGCCTTGGAGGAAGTGAAATGAGCGTCACGATAAACAGGGAAGAAACGGCAACTCTTACAGAGGAGCAAGAAGATCTTTTTAATAGATTAGGGGATTGTTACTTTGATGCTTGCGATCTGGGGTTAAGACATACAGCAGACTTAATTTCTGATGCAGAAAATATGATTTTTCGCGAGCTAAGAACAAGAATTCAAGACCTTGAAGAGGCTGAAAAGTCCGTTGTTGTTCTATCTAAGCAGTTATCCTCGGCAAAAGAGGCTTTGAAAGAAATAAGAAAAGTTAAGCCTGTAGTTAGACAGGGGGAGGTCAAGTGAACAATAAAGAACGGGAAGAGATTAAGATCTTATTGCGTCACTACCTGATAGACCTAACGGGCAATAGAGACGACAGCAAGCATGCTGAACACTTTAATTCATCTACGTGGGGAACGCCATACTTTGACACAGATGAAGAAATGAACGCATACATCGAGAGGGTAAGTAAAGCGGTTTCATGTCTGGAGGAGGCTTGATGGACGATTCGCTGTTAGATCCTGATGAGGACGATTCGTTTCCCGATGATTTTTTTCAAGATCTGACGGAGGTCTGCACACGGCACACGCGCCATTTCTCGTTGGACTGGGAACACGGCTCGGGTGGCGAAATTAAAATTACTATTTGTTTTGGAGGAAAGGAGTATGAGTGACGAGAATGTGATAGAGTTAAATCGGATGGCTTGGACGGATGCGGTGGATACTGTTGAACTGGCTTTGACCGATTACATGTTATTGAATAAAAAGGACGTGACAGTCCAAGATGCAAAGGATTTGACTAGAGCATGGCAAAGGATTTTAACTGGGTGATCAACATGGCAATGGATGACATGACTGACGAAGAAAAGGTTTCCGGTGCGCGGTTGCAGGAATCATTTAATTATGGTGAAAATGCTACCGACAAAATGATTAAAAGGTGGCAAGCGAAAAAAATACCACGCGGCGCGGTCTTAGCCGGAGCACTAAGTTCTGTCTTAACCACGTTGCTCGAAGAAGCACCTAACAATAAAGTATTTCTCGGTACAGTTATCATGGGGCTGTCCGCCGCGCTGATGAACGTCGAAGAAATCGACGCATCGGACGATTCTTTTTATACGGAATCGGATAGCGATTCTTATCACTAGTTCCTTGCCACAGCCGAACGTGGTTCGAAGACAAGCGGGTTTATATGTTGTCCTTCTTGTTTTCGGGTTAATGACCCCGCGCTGACGGGGGTTCGGCAATCAGCAAAACCGCCCTAGCCACAAGCGACAGGCGGTTTTTTTAACGCTTGAAGTATGCGAACATCTGGGACATAATGTTGGTACATTAACTATAAGGAGAAAGTGGAATGACTAAAAAAATATTTATAGAGACTGACGAAGATACCTTGGCGGACATGATTTTCGACATCAACGATGTGTTGCAAATCCTTCAATACCACCCAATTAGCCAAAAGATTTTGGAAGATTACAGTCAAACATCTTTTGAAGGTTTGTCGGAGGACGAAAAGCCTAAAGTATTGGCTGATCTGCCAAAAGATTTTGAAGGCTCATCCATCACGATCGGCGATTGCTGTGAAAATATCAAGTATTACCTCGACTCAATTAACCTAATGGAGGAAGTGAAATGACTAAAAAAATATTTATAGAGACTGACGAACCAGATTTGGAGGATGTCTATACAGATAATGATTGGTTCGACACAGAACCAGTAGAGCTAATATTAAATGCGTCAGAGTTACGTCAAATTTATGATAACTTAGAGTTGCATTGGTACACTTATATGCTTACTAAAGATGCTGAGGATGAATGGTATTCTGTTAATGATAGTAGTTTAAATGGCAGGAAATTTGATATTAATATTTCTGAAATAATTATAGTTAGTGATACTGTTAAATGTGCTACTGCCGTTTTGTACGAGTGCCATAAAGATAATGATGTTTGGAAAACTAATACTGAAAATTACTATACTTTATTTGAAGGTCGTTATTATAAGGAGATTACAGAGTGGCAAAGAAAACGATTACCGAAAAAAAGAAAGCTGAGAGAGCGCGTAGGTTATTAAAAATAAAGTTATGTGCTGATGGGTATTTAGCATTTAATAAAAGACTCATACAAAACAGGAGGTTACAAAAATAATAAATAAATTATCAAAAAGATTTCTGAAACTTTTAAAATTTTAAAATCTTTTTAGAAAGATTA